TTAAACTTCGTTTAACGCTTCCTGTATTCTTCGACCAATCCATTTCATGACCGGTACAGGCATTGAATTTCCAATGGCCTTATAACGATGAGCTGGAGATGAATTTTTCCATGGAATATCTGTATATCCATCGGGAAAACCTTGTAGCCTCTCGCATTCGGTTGGCGTCAACCTACGAACCCTTGAATATGGCGCTCTTTCAACTATGAGCCCACCAGACATAGTCATGTCCTGGTTAGTTGTTCCGTTATAGCCAGCTATTACTGTGCCTGTTCGTTTTGGCAATGCTTCAAGGCAATATCGGTGCAATTTTCCTTCAATGCCTTGATCAAGAAGGGATTCGGATTTTTTCTTCTTTCCGTAATAGTTTTTATCGCCCTGCGACACAGGCGGGAATTCAAATAATACCTTTCCGGGATCGAGCCTTTTTCCAGCACTTGCCACAACAAACACTCTTCTGCGAGCCTGGGCGACTCCGAAATATTGGGCATCAAGTACTCGCCAGGCGACGATACGCGATGGTCCAGACACAACACCAGCGTTTGCCCATCTTTTCCTTGCTGGCTGTAATGCGCAACCTGCTCCGGCCAGCGCACCAAGAAAATGACCGAATGCATTGTCATGGCTACTTAAAACTCCTGTGACGTTTTCCCATACGATTATTGAGGGGGATTTATTGAGCGATGCCCGAACGGTATCTATCTGATTCGCCAGTTCAACAAAAGACAGTGTTAACTGCCCCCGTGGATCTGAAAGGCCTTTTCGTTTGCCTGACATACTGAATGCCTGACACGGAGTTCCACCTACAAGAATATCTGGTGCTTCAATAAGCCCATCCCTGATACGAGGCGCAAGCAAAGCCATATCACCAAGATTTGGTATATGGGGCCAGCGATATGAAAGAAGTGTTGACGGGAAGTCCTCTATTTCACTGAACCATCTGGCTTTCCAGCCAAGATTGCTCCAGGCTACTGTCGCAGCTTCAATACCACTGCATACTGAACCATAGGTTAGTGACTTATCTGACTGAAAGTAATGTTTCTTGTTCCCCACGGCAGGATTTCCTTGTGTATGTGGGGTGCTCTGTGGCGCTCTGAGATGTGATTTGATTGAGGGTTTTACAGCGCGGACATTTTACTTCCAGATAACTGAAACTGGCCCGTGCCAGTAGCTTATTGCAGTGTCGGCACCGTATGTTTCGATACATGGCCGCATAACCTCCTGCTTTGTTGATGATATCTTTCTCGCCTAATCGATCGACAAAAACGATCGATTAGATTTGTTTAATTGATACAACAAATAGATTGAAAAGTCATCAACAATGATTCAGGGAGGTGATTCATCAGCTATGCAGTTATGGAACGCCTGATTTTCTGATGTAATTCGTGCAATCAGCGAGTCAGTTGACCTTCACGAACCGCAAAAATAGCGCATCTTGGGGTACACAGGATCTGCATAGCTATCCACATTGCGGTGGTGAAGTTTCGATCCTGTAATGTATCTTCATCAAGTCCTGAACGTAGCGCATTGATAATTTCTGTGCTTAATATTTCCAGGCCTTTGGTATCAGGTTGCTTTTTATTCTTGTCCATGATTATCGTCCTCTGATTGGTATATAAAGCGCCCATGAAAATAAAACCGACAGGAGAAACTGCCGGTTTGTATTGTTACATCATGGTGCTGTCAGTTCCGGGCTGAGCCGGGTCTGGTTGTTCTGGCTGTGCTTCGGTTTTCGGCTCATTATCAGCATCACTGGCCGCAGCAGCTGGTCCAATAAGTTTTGCCAGCACCTCATCAACGTAAGTGTCGATTTGTGCCTCAAAATCCTTGCGGACTTGCGCTTTCAGCAACTTATTTACTTCACCGGAATACAGTGCCTGTTTTACCAGGTCTTCAGTGACGGTGCCTTTAATTTCTGGCATGTATATCCTCCTTATGCGGGAATAAAGCCCTGCAATCAGGGCTGGGTCGGGTCTTTTGGGAGCGGAGTTGCCTGCGCTGTTTTACTGAGTTTTTCAGCTGCTGCGTCCTCAATTTTGCGGCGAACATAATTTCTGATGGCCTTATAACCACCACTCACCAGATATAACGCACATACTGCCGTGCAGAAATACAATAAAATAAGCTGTAAAAATGTCATTATCCCTCCCAATTATTGACATGGTGTTGACACCGGTAATATCTGTTAGGTAAAAAGGTGCACTGCATTTTTTGCTTTGGATATAACGATCTTTTTGCCGCCGGTTTCTTGTTTTCCCTTACCGGCGGCATTTTTTTATCCTGCTTACGCGTTATTCACTTCCACCACGATACTGTCAATCAGTACCGGGTAAGTCGCATTTTTAGTGATATCGGTCACGCGCAACTTGTCTGCCGTAAACGTGCCGACCGGAGACTGCGACAGCATGAATGGTGTCCCGTCCTTACCATCAATGACCGGCGTCACCTCAATACTGTTGTTACCGGCAAAACGGAAGCCCAGCGTATGCCATTCGTTATTAAATGCGCCGAATGACCCCAGCTTCGTGTTCTGCGCCGTGTTTCCTTTGTGATACATCACGTTAAGGTCTGTGGCATCGCTCTGTACGTAAAACGATGCCAGCAGGTTATGACCGGCATTACCTTCCAGTGTGACGCCCTGAGGAAGCGAAGAAACCGGCCAGTACAGCGCCAGTGCGTACTGATTAGCCGTAAGCGCGCCATCAAGTTTAAAACGATAGCTGACAAGGCCACCTTTTTCCAGCAGGTCGGCACCATTACCGGCATCATGCTCAAGGTACCAGGGGGCTCTTCCTGTTTTCCTTAGTCATTTTTCATTGCCTTACCCCCCGCTGGCTCCGGCATCATCCACGATTTGAGCCTTGCCACCTCCGGCAGCCCAACCCTGTGGTGTCAACCGTCCTCAGACTCAGATGCCCCGGGTAAGCAAATAGCGTACTCATCGTCGTGGTGTCTGCGGGTGGCGTGGACGGTTTTGATGGTGTATCGGGTGACGGCTTCTCATCCGGTGGTGTCACGGTCTGCCCGCGCATCAGTTCAGCCGTGCGCCCTGCATGGAGCATAATAGCTGAGGCCAGACGGTCTGAAATGACGCCCCTGCGTGCCCATGAGCTGAAATGGCTGTCACGCTGTGTCGAAACAAAACTGCCCTGGGTTCGGGATGCTGCACCGTAATACCCGACAGCCACAATATCCGGGTCTTCCGCCGGAGCATTCGTTGGCGTGCTCTGTCCATTCTCATCCGTCAGGAACGGTACAAAGAAAATTTTCTGTGCTTCCTTGCCTTTGTAGCCACCGTATACTGCCTCATATTTATCGGTGCCAGCGTTTTTCCAGTAATACGTGGTATCACCGCAAATCCACGGCACCGTGGTGGCATTTCCACTCACGCACTGCGCAGCAAGCGGAGCCAGGTCAGTTCTGAACTGCTGAACCATGGTCGTGAATAAACTATTATGCTGCTGGCTTCCTGAGGCAAGGTCTGCCTCTCCCTGCATCCAGACCACAGCCAGAAGTTTGTTTTCGGGTTTTTCGCCAGCGCGACTTTGGTGCGGCTTACCAGGTCCTGATACAGAGGTTTACCGGCCCCCCAGCGTGAAGAATCAGCGGAAGCACCGCTGGCCTCACTGAATGAGCCGTCGGCTCCAGTGGTGAATGCTGACCCGCCACGACAACAGGGCACCAGAAGTATCCCGGCATTCTGTGGGATATAGGGAAGCAGTTTTTTGGCAATATGCAACCCCTGACCGACAGTCCCGTACTGGCCTTTTGCCAGATCAGCTTTCGGGTGGTTTATCCCGCTCATATCCTGAACATCATGCAGGCAGTGGTCTGCCGGAATGATGTCGTTGTATGTACACGACGTACCGTTGGGCGTTACCGTACTGCGGCGTGCCAGTTGCTTAATGCGTGGGTCCGGGCGGTCAAACGAATCCGGTAACGGCAGCCCCTCGCCGTAGGCCATGCCATTTGACTGACCCGCGAGAATGACAACAAAGTAATATTCCGGCTCTGAACTGCTGCCATTCGTGCTACCGGAAGGCCCGGCGTTATCCGGTGCATTCCAGTCGGAGGGCGTGAGCGTTCCGGCCACGTCAGATGTGATTGGAATGATGCCAGTCACGCCTGAACTGGTGATTTCTGCACTGGGATTACCGGATACCGGCATTACCCATATTGGCTCTTTCGTGCTGAAGCGGATCACGCAGTCTGCGAAGGTGATCCCCCCTTTATTACCCGAAGGGCGGAAAGGGCTTTCAATAAATGCCACCGTGCCACCGGCAACCTTGACTGAAAACTCTCCGGGCATGGCGGAGAGCATTTTCCACTTGGAGTCTGACATCGTCTTTTCTGCCTGTTTCTGAATTAAACAGAGTCAGAATAGCGACCGCTGAAAAATATGTGTTTTGCGGAAATTCAAAAAAGCGTCACGGTACTTTTGGTGACGGAGCTGGTGAGGCAGGAAAATAACGATAAAGGGTGGAAAGGCCAATATCAAATATCAGTGCGATTTGTTTACGGGACTCGCCATTAGCCAGCAAACGGGCGATTTGCTCCCGCTCTTTCTCTGTCAGTTTCTGAGGTCTGCCGCCATGACGCCCCTGAGCACGGGCAGCAGCAAGACCCGCGCGTGTACGTTCAATAATGAGTTCCCGCTCCATTTCCGCCAGCGCGCCCATTATATGGAAAAAGAAACGTCCCATGGGAGTGGATGTATCAATATTGTCCGTAATGCTGCGGAAGTTAACGCCGCGTTGCCGGAGTTCTTCTGTTAAAAGGACAAGGTGCTGCATACTGCGTCCAAGGCGATCCAGTTTCCAGACCAGCAGGGTATCCCCTGGCCGGAGTCGCTTTAATGCGCGTTTAAGTCCGGGACGCTCCCTTGTCTTACCGCTTATTCTGTCTTCGAAAAACAGCTCACATCCTGCACATTCCAGCGCATTTCTTTGTAGCGCCGTATTCTGGTCATTTGTTGACACCCTGATATACCCAATCAGCATACGATTTCCTTATTATAAAAAGCCGGAATTGTCGCATGAGGAATAAAACAGAGTTAATCCTGGCTTTCCTGAAAACCTCGGTTTACGGGAAACGGTGAATAAGGCGGCGAATGCTCTGCCATCGGACGGCACCGCCGTTGCCGCGAATAGACTCGCCACCCCAAGAAATATTAATGGGGTTCCCTTTGACGGGACGCAGGACATAAACATCACTTCTGGTATAACACAGCAGGATGCGGATTCCCGATATATCCAGGATATCAGGCTGGGAGCAGAGAACAGGCAGGTAATGTACGGTGGGGCATATTACTCTGCGTACGGTAATGTTATGGCAGGCCTGCAGATTGACAGTAAAGTTGATGCTTCAAACGATTTTATAGCATTCAGACCCCTGCAAAAATTAGTCGGAGGTACATGGATTACGGTATCTCAGTTATAAATAGTCAGTAAATAATATATTTTAAAACAGATTTATTTCCAGGAGGATTTTATGGAACTAAAAATATAACCGTTATTATCCTGAAAATATGCCATATGGTAATAATGTTCAGTATTTCCAGAGTGAAGATGGTAAAGGATTTCTACGAATCCCTGCCATTATTCACCAAAAAATATAAACTTTGCATAACACCTGACAGCGGCGTTATCTGCTCAATATCACAGGACGCCTCGGCGCTGTATCCTGCGGGGTTTTCTGTGGTTGAGGTCGATGAACTCCCTGAAGGCACGGATATTTCAGGAAACTGGAAGTTTGATAATGGCATAATCTCCCGTATTCCGGTTAACTACGCAAGAAAACTGGAAGCAATGCGCCAGTCATATCTTAATCAGGCATATGAAAAAATTAATGACTGGAGAACGGAGCTACAACTGGGCACCATCAGCGATGAAGACAGAGCAGCACTTACCCAATGGATGGCATACATCAGTCAGGTGAAGAAAATGGAACTACCCGCCATTAAAACAGAAGCTGAATTTAACGCCATTAAATGGCCTGAGCAGCCACAGTAATAAAGAAGGCCGGAAGGCCTTCTGAATATCATTATATACTTGCAGCCGTCACCCATGCTCCATTTAACAGATACTGCAACGGCCGGTAATACACGCCGCCGACGTTATCTGCCGTATTCTTACCGACATCCTGTACTTTAATTCCGGTAAGAACATTGCCGCCCCCCAGATTCAGATCCCAGCTTTCCCATGTTCCGGGCATATGTGCGGTCACCGACCCCAGTCTTATGGCGGTTACTGTTCCTGATGAGATAGTGATATCCTGCGTCCCGTCAAAGGGAACACCATT